TGTTGATGATTCAAGGATTGGTCCTGAGTCTCAGAAGTTTATAACTGATGATAAACTATATCAAGTGTTTGCAATTCTGATTAAAGCTGACATTCCTGTTAACCAATGGAGAGAAGCATACAAATTATTTGTTCATCCAGCTGGTATGTACTTTGGAGGAGAAGTTCTTCTTGAGGGCATTGGTAACTTAGGCTTTGGTCAACTTATGCCAGACTTTGAAAAGATCAGCATCGATCCAGTTGTTCAGGGTACAGCTACATTGGCAACACCATTTGCACTCACAGATCTTACTGGTGAAGTTGATTCGGATGGTCGGGGCGTATATGGTAAACTTAGAATTGATCTACCTGGCGCTGTTGAAGAGATTCAAAACCTTTCCTTGGCAGAAATCGATCGTCACTACGATTCTATCAGAGAACTTATTGGTACTAACTCGCCGACATTTGATGAAGATTCAGCAGTTGGTGATCCAAGAGCTCCAAGATTCAGCTCGAATCGTGCAATATTTGATACAATGGATGAAGTTAAATATACCTGGTATGATTCGGATTCAGCTTAAAAACGATTATAAATATAACTAACCACAGATACGGATTTAGCAATGGCAAGACAAAATATCAATACAGGCGTTACAGCCAATGATGGTACCGGAGATACTCTGCGTATTGCTGGCGGAAAGATCAATGACAACTTTGCAGAACTATACACACTGCTAGGTGGCGACAGCGCTCAGATTACACAAAGTGTTTCTTTGGCAGATAGTGGCGTTGTCTATAACGGACTGACATACAATACAGTATTGGGGTTTATTGAAGGGTCTTCTAAGTCTACTATATTGCTTCCTAACACCAGTGGAACAATCACTCTCAACACTGCAGCTCAGACGCTTACTAATAAAACTTTAACATCTCCAGTAATCACTACGCCACAGATTAACGATACAAGTGCAGATCATCAGTATATTGTAGCACCAAGTGAACTCACAGCTGATCGTACAATAACTCTTCCTCTTCTAACCAATAATGATGAATTTGTATTTAAAGGTCATGCACAGACTCTAACAAACAAAACTCTTACAGCTCCTACATTAACCAATCCTGTTATCTCCGGTCATATTGATGATCAGAATAATGCAGAGATTTTTGAAATTACAGCTACAACAAATGCAGTTAATCATATTGAAATTTCAAATGCAGCAACTAATGGTATTCCTCAACTAGCAGGTCATGGTGGGGACACTAACATTGGATTGGGATTGTCTGGTAAGAATGCTGGTTTGATTCATATCCAAAGTGGTGTTAGATATAGAACAGAAACAATTTCATCTACTGGCCAAAGCATTAGTTTAGCAAGACCTGTTACGATCTTTAATGCTGGAGGAGCTATTAATGCTACTCTAGCAAATGGTTCGTTTGTGGGTGAGCAAAAGACATTGTCTAATATTGGTACTGGTGAAGTGACAATTACACCAACAACATTTAAGAATGGTACTACATTACACCTTAGAGCAGACGCATTAATCAACTGTATGTGGATTGATGCAACCGATGGCTGGCTGATTATGTCGCCAAAGGTATATGCTTCTAGTGATGCAGATGCTCTATTCTACGTAACAGCATAAGAGATATAACATGCCAGCAATTATTACAGATAGATTTAAAAAAGAAATCATACTCAATCTCCAGGCGGACATTGCCGATTCTGACAATAGCTATTATGTAGCAGTTGGTCGGTCAGTTGATTGGGATAGTGCTGACACTGCACCAACTCCTATCAATAATATCAGAACTTTGCGTGATGCTCAGTACAATATGATTTCGGTAAAGAACGTCGAAGCGAATTCATTTGTTATCCCAAGATATTCGTGGTCTCTTGGAGCAATCTATCAAGGATACAATGACAACTCTGTTGGCCATCCTTCCAATAGTTTCTATGTTATTACGGACGAGAACAACGTATATGTTTGTTTAGAAGGTAGTAAGAACGCTCAAGGTGGTGCTGTTACATCTACTGTTAAGCCAACTGGTACATTGACGACTGCATTTGAAACTGCTGACGGATATGTTTGGAAGTTCCTATATTCGGTTGGTGCTCTCAGAGCGTCTCAATTCCTTTCTGCTAACTATATGCCAGTAACAAAGTTTGGTCCGTTTGATTCAGATGATGCTGCTGATCATGTGGAACAAGTCGGTATTCAAAATGCAGCGTCTCCTGGTGAGGTTGTTGGGTATCAAGTCACATCTGGTGGTTCTGGATACACAACAGTTCCTACTGTAACTATTGTTGGGGATGGTACTCAAGCAAAAGGCACTGCTACTATTAGTGGTGGCGCGGTGACAGTAATTAGTGTAAAAGACTCCGATGGTCTAAAAGCACATGGAACAGGTTACTCATATGCGCATGTAAACATTACTGGTGGTAATGGAACAGGTGCAACCGCAAGACCTATTATTGGTCCCGCAAAAGGCTTTGGTGCAGATCCCAGAGATGATCTTAAAGCAACCGCAATTATGTTTACTTCTAAACCAGATGGTGCAGAAGGATCTAACTGGGTTATTAACAATGACTTTAGACAAGTTATGCTTGTTAAGAACATTGAGATCCCTGATTCAGACGGATTGTATGCTGGTGTAACTGGTAATGCACTAAGAAGAATGGAATTCTCTAATATCACATCTAGCTTCTCTGCAGATAAAACTATCCAAGGGGGATCGTCTCTTGCAAAGGCATATGTTGTTAAGACAGACTCGGATACAGTTTGGTATATTCAAGATTCTGATACACAGTTTACACTGTTTGCAGAAGGCGAGACTGTATCAGAACTAGATGGTAGCGGTGCAGGTGTGCTGGACGCTGCAGGTGTAGATGGTGACAGTTTAGCATTTATTAAAGGAGATGTTGACTTCAGCTCTGGTGAAATAATGTATATAGATAATAGAGCAGCAATTCAAAGATCTGCTGACCAGACAGAAGATATCAAAATTATTATCCAACTCTAATGGAAGACTAGTATGGCTCAGACGTTTACTTCAGAAATTTTTTCATCTACTTACAGAGATGACTTCAAAGACAGTGATAACTATCACAGAGTGTTGTTCAATAGTGGGCGCGCTCTTCAAGCTCGTGAGCTTACACAACTTCAAACAATCATTCAGAAAGAAATGTCCAGATTGGGCAAGCACCTGTTTAAAGAAGGTGCTGCAATCAATCCTGGTGGTGTTACGGTAAACACCGAGTATGAATTTGTTAAGTTGGACACCACAGTTAATCAGTTGCCTGCTACGATTACAGATCTAGTTGGGGTTGAGTTTACTTCTGCAGGATCAATTTCGTTTAGAGTTTTGGAAGTTGTTACTGCAACTGGATTAGACCCTGCGACATTGTATGTTGCTTATACCAACACATCTAGCGGAACAAGTTCAACAGCTCCTATTAGAGTTGCTCCAGGTGAAGAACTTACAAGCTCATCATTTACTCTTACCGTTCAGTCCACCAATACTATTTCTAACCCAGCTGTCGGTCAAGGGTGTAAAGCATCTATCCACGGTGGGGATTTCTTTGCTCAAGAACACTTTGTGTTTGCTGCTGAGCAATCAAAGATTATTGCAAAGTATACAAACAAACCTACCGCTAGCTTGGGCTTCAAAGTTACTCAGGATATCATAACATCGTCTGACAATCAGGCATTGTTTGATAACCAAGGTGCAACACCTAACCTAGCTTCTCCTGGTGCAGACAGATACAGAATTCAATTAACAATTGCAACGCGTGACGAGATTGACTCTGACGAGAACTATATCGAAGTTGCTAAGATTGTCAACGGTGTTATATCTTCTCAGGTAACTGCAATTGATAGCTATAATGAAATTGATAATGTACTAGCCCTTCGGACTAAAGAAGAGTCTGGCGACTATATCGTAAAACCTTTTGAGCTATTGTTTGAAACAAATGATTCAGACAACACAAAACTAGACTTTATTCTAAGTCCTGGTATAGCTTATGTTGATGGTTACCGAGCTGGAACAACTGGCGAAACAGTTATTACTGTACCTAAACCCCGTACAACATCATCAGTAAACAATCAGGTTGTTGCTGCAAACTATGGTAGCTATATTGTTGTTGATGGTAAAGGTGGTTCTAAAGGTATTCCAGATATTAACATCTTCCAAGAGATGAATCTTAGAAGTGCGGTTGGCCATGGTGGATCAACAATTGGCACAGCAAGAGTGCGGCATGTTGAAGAAGATGGTGCTGACTACAGATTGTATCTGTTTGAAATTAACATGTCAGCAGGTCAAAACTTTGCTGATGTAAAGTCAATTGGTGATAGTGCAACAGACTTCTGGAACCTCGTTCTAGAGAACACCAAAGCTGTATTGAAAGATGCTGCTTCTAGCTCTCTATTGTTCGATCTTCCAACTACAAGACCTCAATCAATTTCAGACATCTCGTTGACTGTACAGCGTAGATTCTCTACACAAACAAACGGTAGTGGAGATGCTACAATCTCTCT